CAATCGAAGAACAAAGGACATTCGTAACAACACTGATTGATTTTATAGAAATAGACGGTAGAACATTGAAATTTCATTGGAAAATATAATATTAATTATATTGCATTTTGTCATTATCTATGTGCATAGACAGCGACAAAATGCAAAAGCAATATTCTAAAAGAACTGTCTGTTATGGCAGTTCTTTTAGTTTAGTTAATATTTTTAAATTTTATATTTATTTCAATAGTCTCAAGTTCGGACTCTTTATCATTATTAAAATCTATTCCGTTAATTTTAGCCTTTTCTATTAATTCCTTTAACTGTTCATCATTTAATTTTATAATTTTAGACATAATTTCTAATTTTTCATTGATTTCTTTTATTGCTTCTTCCTTCGGCTTATTTTGTAAAATATGTCCGAAACATCTTTTATAAAAAACTTTACTTCTAATTTCTTTTTGATCAGCTGCACTAAGATGAATATAGTCTTCAACCAATGCTGTAACATCTTTTATATCAATACTTAAGTTTTCCATAGTTATTAATCTCCCTAGTTCATTTTTATTTACATTATATATTTTTAAACTGGTTTAGGCAACTCTGTAATAAATTTAGCATAACCGTTGGATGTTTTTATAAGGTTAAGACTATAGTACCTCTTCAGGTTTAGAAGATCCTGCAACTCAAATGGAGCCAGGTCCTCTTTCAATTCTTCAAAGTTCTTCTTATCCGTTCCCTGCATCATCATGTAACTACTTCCGGAAGCTTTAAGAGCTTCCTTGATTGTTTCAATTTGGCTTAGATAATGTGCTGAAAAAACAAACTTCGTCTGAAACTTTCTAGCTTGCACCAGAATGTCTTTAAGTATAAATTCAGTTGTAGGAGCCTGGAACACCTCATCAATTATTACATGCGTTCTAGTTGGCTCTTTATACATACCGCCTCTTAATTGACTTGCAAGCCATATTTTAGAGACAAAGAATGTTGTTAGAATATTTTTATGAACTGTTGTTGGATATTTGCTGTCAGGCATTTTAATTAATATCACCTTACCTTGGTCCATTGCCTTAACAAAGTCTATATTGTCATCCATGTTCTTGTTAAACATATACTTGAGCTTTATATCTTCCATAAGAATACTGATACGGTCCATTACAAATTCATTCTTGCTTGATTTGGTTCCAGTTGTCTCACCGGTCTTATTGTCATATTCGTTCATATCAATCAGGTTAAATATATCATCTTGCAGATAAGATTTCATTTCATCTGGCACCAGGTTGATGTATTCTTGCCTTTTTCTATGATCTGCTAGACATTCATACACATTTCTCATACACATGTTAGGATGAATGAATACAATGTTAGCAGCTGAAGCTAATGATCTACGCATTCTTGGTGTTAATTGTTGCTCTGGATTGATAGCATCTATAAAAGCAATTAATAGCTGTGTCTGCATATTTGCTACTTCCAAACTTTCATAGGTGGACTTTGGATTAAAGTTACTCACTTCATTAAACCCAAATGACTGCATCTGCTCCTGCTTTGATAAGTCTATGATTATTAATCTATTATATGAAACAACCTTTTCAATTTCTGATGATAATTCGCAGTTCTTAATGTAGTCAATAAGTATAACACCTTCACCTGATCCCGAAGCATCTTTTGCATAATTCCCAATGAAAGTACTTTTGCCACAGCCTTGTGGACCTAGCAGCACAAGCCCCAGATTCGCTAAATTCTTATCTTTACTCATTGTGGTAGTAATTGCATTACCCTTAAAAGTATTGCAGCCTAATTTTATATAACCGTTTCTCAACTCCTCCGGAACCTCAACTTCTAATGTGTTAATATGTTCAATTCCGAAACGTTCAAGCAGCTCTCTGCCTGGCAGTGATATAAAGTTACCAATTTCTTTTAAGCTGCATTTATTGATTTCAGTGCCTATATTTAGATCATTATGATTAAACTTTTTGGTTGATTTATATTTCAAATAGTTATCATCATCAATTGACCTGAAGCTATTGGCAACGGAACGTAAATTATTTATACTGTTTAATTTGTTATGACTGTCAGATATTAAAGCAATCTGTGTATTAACTATGAATTCTGAGGCCTTATTTTGGGTTATTTTCGAAAGTTCTTTTGTGCTCAGTATATTTATCTTATTGGAAGTGTTAAATGAATTCAGCAGATTGTAAATCTCATTTATGATTGTTTTTACTGCATAGGTTGCATTAACTTTGTTCTTGTCAACTGGGGCTCCTGCGATATATTTGTTTATTGTGTTTTTATACGTTGCTCTCCAGGAGTGTTGGCTTACCGGAATAAAATTATAAAAAATTCCAACCTTGTCAGTCTCTTGCAGTACATCAATAATATTTAAGTTGTTGGCCATGAGCTCATTGTCTCTTCTATCTACTGCAAGACTTAAGGCATCCTCTTTAGCATAAACAAGCTGCTTATACATTGCGTTTGATGAGAACATCGGTAAATTTACTGTCTCGTAAATAGTTACTGAAGGCCACACTCGACCTAGAGCTTCTTTGAGAATGCATTTATATTTTTTATCAACTATAAAATAGAATTCAACGACTTTCTTAGTAATATATATCATATATGAGGTTTTACAAGGAAGCTCATATTTTATCAGCTGGGGAAATGTCGTATTAAATAACTCCTTGTAATCGTGAAATGTAAATCTGCTAAGAAATGGTTTATATGTTGATTGAATAGCCTGAGCTACTTTATAAGAATCATTGTTTCGGACACTTGTTACCGGAATAACTTTTAAATAAATATATTCAGGATTTATGGTTTCTATCTTCATGATCTTCACCTCACAGTAGATTTATGAATAGATATAAAATTAAGAACATAGCTGCGTACCTATAGCAGTTTTTGAATCCGATTATACCTAATATTATCATCATCCCGGAGCAGACAAGACATACCGCATAGCTGATACCCTGTAAAGTTCGAATTGGATGAAAGATTACTTCAAAGATTATGTTCATGGTTTCAGCAAATTTATAAACAGCTTCCATGATATCACATCCCTTTAAATATATTTTCTATTTCATCAAACATCCATGGCATAGCAAATAGTATTCCGAATGCGAATATGTAACCGATAAATAATTTTTTTGCATTTTGGAAATCGCCGTTAACGACTGCGGTGATTACATCTACAGCACCTTTAACAATTATAACCCATTTACCAAGAGCAACCACAAAGTAGTAAATCCGTCTTCCGGCATTGTCAATTCTTGAAGTATCCATAGCATAAACATTTGTAGAATAAAATAGAAAAATGAAGAGTAAAAATATGACTTTTAAGAACAGTTTATCTGTAGACATGCATTTTTTGAAAAGTTGTCGCATATTTTGAATTACAACTTGTTGTAAGGCAAAAACATTAGCACTTTTGTGTGCTTTTTTTATTTCCATAACTACCTCCAAAATTCGATTTGTTTTTAATAAATTTTGTGATAGCATATAAAACACTACCCTTTATCGGTGGTTTTGCTCTCCCTTAATTTACTCTGCCAGGAGTCGGGGGAGCATTTGTTATTCTAATCTTAGAAATGTCTCTTTTTGCTTTTCTACTTTCATTACTTTTCTTAGTTCATCTTTGATAAATGCTGATTTGCAACTCTTAGTATTTAGCCATTCCTTCAATTCAATATCTTCACGAGTATTCTTATAGCTTATAGCGTCTGCAGGAATTGTATTCTTAGCCAATAAATCACATCCCTCTTATAAGAAATTTTAAGTTCTTAGTATAATATATGTTTTCTAAGAAATAATATTACTAAATATTATAGTAAATTATAATTTCTTAGGAGAAACTATGAAAAGGAATGTAATAATCATTACGTTAGCATCAATATTAATAATAATATTCGGAGTTGCAACTAATCCAAGTTATGCCGATTATAAAGAATGGTATAAGCAGCAAGCCCAGGAGGGTTTTACACAATATAAAGAAGGAAAAGAAACTACAGAATTTGAGAAGTCTGTTATGAATTTTATGGTTGAAATGATTGCAGACACTTCAGTGATAAGAGAGGATTATAAATTATATAGTTTATACAGACTAGAAAACGAAGAATACAAATATAAGGTTCTAGGATTATTTAATAATTTCTTTGTTTTAGAGGATGAAAATTATCCGTAATTAAATTTCTTGCTTTTTAATGGGTAAGTAAGACAGCCGTAATAAAAGCCGGAATCCCCGGCTTTTATGCTGCTATGAATTTTTCGTACGCAATTTGCAATTGCTTCGTGCTTGTCTTCGCATAAATCTGCGTAGTATTGATTTCGGTATGGCCCAATAATTGCTGAATGAGCGTGATGTCCATGCCTCTTTGTAGTGCCAGAGTTGCAAATGTATGCCTGAAAATGTGCGGATAAATGCTTTTCTTTATGTTTGTTCTGGAAGCAATCTTCTTAATTATTTTTTCAATGCCTGATTTGTTAAGTGGGATGTACGGTTTCCTTTCACCAACGAAAAGTATTTCACTTTCTCCATTCCTTTTTTCAAGATATTCTTTCAGGTAGATCTTGCACTTAACCGAGAAATAAACAATTCTGAATTTATCTCCCTTGCCATGGACCATAAGACTGTTCTCATTCCAGTTTAAATCTGAAATCTTAGTATTAGTGACTTCCGAAACCCTGCAGCCGGTACTATAAAGAAATTCAACTATTGCCTTCTCCCGGATATTGCTGCAGGCGTTCCTTACTATCTCCAACTCTTCTGCCGTAAGATGGTCCCTCAAAGACTTCACATCAACTTTGATATTTTTCAGTCTGACTGTAGGATCTTTTTCAATCATTTCTTCCTTATATAGTGTTCCGAAAAAACTTCGCAATATACTTAACTTTCCGTTAATAGTGATTTTCTGATATTCTTTTTCTGATTGTATCATCGCAAAATACCTTCTGATATCATTAACAGTTATCTGGCATACCGGCTTGTTGACATACCTTTGAAACATGGCCAGTTCTTCCTGATATCTCTTCAGTGATAATTTAGATAACCCTTCAAGTGACTTCAGGCCAATGAAGAACCTTACCTTCTCCGGCAGATCTGACACCATCAATGCAGTCTCATTTGAAATCAGGCTATAATTTTCCAAATTTCTTTCAAGAATGTTTTTCACATCAATATTATTTATCTGATACTTTTCTTGCAATTCACTCAAAATTTTTATGATGATTAATTCCTTACTATCTTCCATCAATGCCTCCTTAATTGTTTCAAACATTTTAAGGAAAGACTGAATTTCAAATCAAGTATTTTTTAAATAATTTTTTCATGGGTAAGCAAGCTTACCACATTTCAGAAATTTTTTAAAAAATCCAGAAAAAATTGAAAAAGAAACGGATTTCTGTAAAAGAAGTGATTATAGAACCGCCGATGGCCCCTTGGCTTAACCATTCCGAGAAAGATTTTAATGAAAATGAAATAGAATTGATAAAATGGATTTATTTTAAATGGATTTGAATAAATGGAATTAAAATCGTTTCTCTACAGGAACCACCCAGAGGGTATATTTTCTATATTTCATTATCTTTTTAGTTTTCCGTATAGAAAGCCGTTTCTAAAATGACGTTTTAATATTTGCAGGGCATAGATTGAGTTTTACGCAACGTTATTTATGTTGTCGATTATTTATATTAACAGTTTAGTTTTGTTATTTTATGGCTATGCTATTCGATAGGTTTTTAGATTTTACGCTGGAGTTTTTGTGATTATATGATAATATATTTTTGAGGTGATTATTTTGAAAATTATAAATGAACCTATTAAAGTTATGGCCATCTTCCACGCTGACGGAAAAATCGAGCCGGTCAAGTTCTGGTATGAAGATGAGCCAGTAATGGTAGAAAAGATTTTGAAAGTATACGAAGACAAGAATTTTGGGAATAACAATATTATGTTTGTATGTCAGCATAAAGGCAGTGCCATTTACGAATTAAAGTATGGGGTTAAGACTAACACCTGGTATATGTACAAAAAATAAAAAAAGACCGGACACAGTATGTCCGGTTATATTTATGGCAGCATCACCATACTAGATATAGGATCACCTCCTAAAGTCCAAAGCCAATTATATTATGAATAACCCTTCCATCCCCATTAAGAACCATTTCATCAGCATTGTTCATGAATGATGAGCCTCCACCATCTACTGATAAAGCAATATCAAATTCGCAATCTTTTACAAGTTCCAATAAGTCATATAGTGTGCCACTATGTATAATATTTTTTCGGCACATCAAACATATTTTATTTTCTTTAACATTATATCCTATAACCGTTTTATTGGTTCTTCTCAGCACATCTGAGAATGCACCGGCAAATCCTTCTGCTGCTGGATCATATTTGAATGTAGCATCTTGCGTATTCCTTAACCCAATACCGCCTATTGCAATACGAACAGTATCTAAGTTTAATTCGCTTAGATTTCTTAGCTTCATCATTTTTACTCTGCCGTCTTTAAAAACTATAAATACGTTTTGAGCACAAGGAAGGTGATTTGCATAGTTTTGATAAATTACACCGTCTGCATATAAAATACTTGTTGAATACTTTGCTCCTAAAGTATCATTCCAAAAGAAAGTACCATTTGTGCAAAATGGTTCTTCAATAGCAGTATTTTTTTTATTAACTATCTTTACACCAAAGTCTTCTACATAACCCTTAAGTTGATACGTGCCGTTTGTAGTCGCAGAATATTCAACATTGACTATTTGCTTGTTCATTCCAAAATATTCGATTAAACCGCTTTTAATGCCTTCTGCACATGCTTGTCTGAATTCATCAGTTAATAATAACTTTGCCTCTGTCAAATTATCCATAAAAGCACATTCACAAAGGCAAGCAGGCATTTTTACTTCTCTTACTATCTGGAAGTTACCCTCTAAAACACCACGGTTAAATAACTTTGTCTTAGCAATTAAATTATTATTAATCACTGTAGCAAATTCTTTATCAACTTGATTGCCGGGATAATGATATGTTGATGTTCCGTTTTGTGTTCCCCATGATCCGTTTAGTGCATTAGCATGTACAGATACCAAGACGATTTTATCATATAGGCTCTTTACTTTATCATATAAGTCATTAACTCGTATTACTCTTTCTTGTAAGCCAATTTCTCTTTTTTCTGTTGTTGTAAATACCACATCTATATTTTCAAACTGTTCCAAAATAGCATCTATCTTTCTTACAACTGAACGATTAAATTCATTTTCACGCATGAAAGAGCCATCAGAAAAGAGAGGTGTTCTCTTCCCTGATGTATCCAAGCCATGGCCAGCATCCAATATTACTAAGTAATTCATAGGATCACTCTTCTTTCGTTGTTTGCTTTATTAATTGATTAACATAAACACTTGCACCGGCGCACAATACTCCCTGTGTTATTGCTGTAAAAATTGCTTTAAATATAGCTTGCGTTCCTGTAATTTCTTCTGATGCAAATATGTAAATTACTGCAAGCACTATTCCCAATAGTCCTAAAACCATAGGAATAAACTTATCTTTAATCAGCAAAGTGTTTTTTATAGCTACTGCTATAAAATATAGCACTGGAATTAATATTAACAATTCCGGTTTAATAAATTCTTTTAGCATTTCAATATCCATGTTTTACCCCTTTCTATCTTGTGGTTCTGTTGGCAATTCGCTCAACTTTTCTACTAACTTTGTTACTGTTCCGTTACCGCCTAAATTATGATATTGATTATATAAATTTTGAATGTTGTCTCGAGCATAAATAGGGCAAAAGCCTTTTTCAAGATAATGATTGTAAGATTGAATTATTCTGTCTCTGAGCAATGCTTGCATACCCAGCTTAATCGCTTCTTGTTCTTTTAATTTACATTCAAGTTCCCTCATTTTTCTTTTGCCTAAAAATGTGATGCTGGCCACTATTGCTCCAAAGATTGTTTGGAGCCAATATTTTGTCATCCATTCATCCATAGAACACCTCAGTAGAAAAGAAGGTTTCCCCTCTTTCTATCCTACTACCTTAGGAATTATGAAATTGTCTTCTAAGACTTTAATTTCCTCATCCAGTTCTTCATAATTCAAATGTTCACATCCTGTGAAGTTATAGTAGTACGCTGTGTTTGACAATTGTTCTTCCGTCTTGTTTCTGTTTCTCACATGTGCAACAAGAATGTCCATGGCAACGCCCATGTCAACTTCTTTTTCTTTGCTTATTGTGCGGATCTGTTCATCATACTTTGATGTAAAAGCTTGTTTTACTGCTGCTATATTCATGTTCACTCTCCTTTTTAAGTCTCATGGACTATATTTTGTATCAAAAAAGAGACCTCATATTAAAGTCTCTAGTAAACGAAATTTTTCTATTTCTAAAATTGTTGAAATGTCAACGTTTATATAACTTTTTATTGACAAGGGAACAAAATACCACCATAATGTTGTTGGGGGTGATTTTATGGCTAAATTGAATGATGATAAGAAAAAACTTAAAATGAACATTACTATGGACGAAGAGCTTCAAGACAGGATGATTAGATTCTGTCAGAAAGAAGAACGCACCATGTCTTCTCTTATCTCTTTAGCACTTAAAGAATACCTGTCAACACATGAAAAAGAGGATGTTTAGTCCTCTTTTTTTAACAACTCAGGATATTCATTTATGTTGCCTATAACTTCATAATTTCTAAATGAGCAAAATCCAACCTTAGGAATTCTGCATTCCCATTTTTCAGTTTCAAAATCAATAATCCATCCGTAGTTACCAAATTTAACAATCCCTATGCGCTCCGGTTCGTTTGCCATTTCTGGGATAAACCCTTTTACAATATCACCTTCATAAATCAACTTACCGTTCTTGTCTTTAAGTCCTGTATATTGCTCAATAACAAACCTGTCATTATACATATTAGCGTCTTTTAAAATATCTAAGTAAAAATTACTTTTTTCAGGTCGGCTTCTAGGTTCAACTGAAATCAATATCTGACCGGAAGATAGATATTCTTTTCTTACTTTATCGTATGCTCTGAATATAATATCTCTCATTAATTCACCTCATTTTGTTCCCTATGTGTCTATATGTTATATTATACTCTTTTGTATTGCTTTGTACACATACAAATTTTTCTTTTGTTGCCTACCTACTACCTGCACCCATGAAAAACAATATTACTATGGATACCAATACAATCCAAATTATTAAATACATCATATCTCACACCTATGAAACAGTTACTGCTCCGTTTGTTATACTCAAAGATTTCAAAGTGCCGTCTCCGCTATCTATCATAAATATAGTTTTACCATCACCGCTAATTTTAAATAAAAAGTTACCATTTACATCTTTTATACTTAATATATCAGGATTTGTTGTATTCATGCTTTGAAAAACTAAATAAGGTGAATTGCTGTAATTGTACCCATTATACATACTGTTCGAGCTTTTTCCATCTATTCTCATGCCGGGCGATAAAACTTCACTAGAATAGTTTTCAACATAAATAGATGCACCTTTTGAGTTGCCTATATTTTTTGTTTTAATCAGCGAACCACCCTTGTTTAAAGAATACAACTGTATAGCAGGCTGTCCGTATTCGTTTATATTTCCTTTAGTAAAGAAATAAATAGGTTTAAATAAAAGGTCTTTAAGCTTTCCACCCATTCTTCCCCAAAAACCAACAACATAATCATCAGTTGTTGTAAGTCCTTCCGTTTTCAAGTTTACGGCTTTCATTGTCATTAATTGTTCGTTGCCAAAACCTGTTATATAACTCCATTTCGTACCATCATTGAAAGATTCTCCCCATAAATCAACCGCTAATCTTGCAGTTAAAGATTTATAGATGTTATATGAATACTTATCGTAAACCACGTCATTTACTGCTAAATCAACAATTCTTGTAATGCTACTATCATGTGTAATAGTGTATGTAGATTTTAAGTCAGAGCAATCTCTTTCCAATTCAATGTAGTTGCCACTGCCTGTTTGGTCATGTTTTGCCATTATGCTATTTCTTGCTTGTTTTAGTTTTAAGATAGTGTTTCCACGACCTACATTGTCCCATTGTGCCACATTTTTATCATTGTAATGATGCACTAATTGTGTTTCCATGCCATCAGCGTTTGTATGCGTTCCGCCTTCTTCTACCCCTGTATTGTTATAAGTCTGCATTGCATTAAGATTAGACTCTCCACCAACTTGTATTCTTAATGCTCCTGTTTCAGTGTCATGTACAGTAGTATCATATATTTCAGCAAGTGCATTAACAGTTGGTTTGGGCGCAATATTAGCCAATTCCGAATCACCGTTATCAAGCCTTGCTTTTAAATTTGTAAAAGTTGTACCACTTGCATTAACTCTTGCTTGTGCCGCTTCAACCGAACTATCACCTTCTACAACCAAAACATTAACTTGACCTTGTAAACTTGTTGCTTTGGCATCCAAATTGTTAATTTGTGTCCCAAGATTTTTGATTTTTTTATTTAAAATAGGATCCAATTAAATCACCACCCAGCTTGTTCCGTTTGATACCTCAACAGCTTCAGCATGAGGATCTGTATCAGTGCTCCAATATGTTGTGCCATTTTCTACTGCATTCGCTGCAGGCTTATTGGCCGCCTTACCTCTTCTGTCTCTTTCATCAGTAGATACATTAACCTTACCGATATTATTTGTTCCAGCTCTTAATTGTGCTGTCCCTGTCGTGTTAATCGCTGTGACAATTGTCGCAATTAACGAAGCTAAGTCAATAGCAGCCCCAGCTGCAGTGTAAAGCATTACCTTGTTAGCACCATTTGCACCTTGTAACACCTCATATACATCCAATGTTGGATTATAATACTGTGGTACCGGCTTTGCGTTTACATCTTTTACTATTGATTTTGTGTTAAATGCCATTATCTCCACTTCCTTTCTAAGCTAATTCTTTTACAACTGAAATTAAAAAATACCCGTCGTTGGGTACCGTTATAATCTTACCATCAGGCATATTTACTTCAAATTCGCATTTGAACGTTCCTACTGTGTCTGTATCTCCTGTCTGCCACTCAACTTTAACATCCCCGGTTTCTACATTCACTATAGTTGTAGGTCTATTTATTTTAACTAATCCGTTATAACCCTGCATGTGAAAATGTACTCCGCATAGATCTAAATCAATAGGAGCTCCTGCATAATCAATTAATTGTGCTTCTAAGCTTGGAAGAGTATCATTTTGTTTAATTACAAACATTTTTAACCACCACCTTTGAATTAGAGGGCTTGATATTTAATGAGTATTTAGAGCCTGCTATATTAGTTGCAATACCTTGTTTGGCTATTACGGCAGGCACTTCAGGACGTTCAAACTCTACCAGTTGAGTTCCATAATAAAAATCATAAGTTTCCATGGCCATACTCCTAACTATTTAGAATTATAGTGTACATGAATTTAGTGTTTTCACCTGACACCGTGAAGCTTGGAACTTTGTTATTGATAGAAAGTAAAGTTGGTGTAGCATAGTTTTCAAGTTGTGTCACTAACACATCAAAATTTAGACCTCTAAAGTAATCCGGAAGAACTATCTGCTTTTGAGTAGTTCCGGTTAATATCTCATCCTTCTTGATGTACGTGAAATCATTGTAAGGTTTTGTACCTTCTTCATAGCCTGTAATTACACTTTCATTTACATCTAATTCCCATACTATATCGTCCAGGTAAACATACATTATTGCATCGGTATCTATATCCGGGTCGCTGAAATTATCCGAAGCTGACATAACCACACGCATTCTGTAAGTGTGATGTGCAGTGAGTGAAGCTGAAATGCTAACCCATGATGTACTTGTCAAAGAAAATTCTTGAATTGGCTCACTCGAATAGTCAACATCTTGTACTATCACCTTACCCGAAAAGTGATTCGGTACTCCGGAAACTTTATACTTTAATGTAAGAGTTGTATCTTTTGTAGGCATATAATTCAAGAATACGCAATTTATAGCTGTATAAAAGTATCCCGTATAAAGGTGAGTGCTTGAATTGTATCCAGTTATAATCAACCCAACATTAGGGGTTCTCACTTGGAGTCCATAAGTGCCTGCATACTTCTCAGCACTTGTAATTGTAATATAGTCTGCTGGACTTCTTACTTCATTGTTTTCAGCTTCAGAATTTGTTAAGTCAACCCTAGTATCAGCTAAAAGTCCAGTTTCGAAGTTATCGATTATATCCGTTGCGGTTGGTACGTCCTCAAATATTGGAATGCTAAACAACCTCATAATTCCCCTACCATCAATTACTGTATGCGAACCATCAGCATGTTGCACCAATATGGAGCCATCCCCCATTTGAGCATGGCCGCCATCAGCAAAATTCACTCTGATACCTGAAACGGTGTCTATTGTAGTCCCTTTATATGAGATATTCGATTTTATTACCGTTGGATCATTAAGTGTAAACACGCTGCCGTCATACTTTAAAAAATTCTTAAAATTGAATGTTCCATCATTCAGATTTATCCAGGTGCTGTCATCCTCGCTACTCAATATTCCTGTCTTAACCATGTTCGCTGTGATTATGTTTGCAGCCACAAGCATGGCCACTATCGTTCCATCTGCACTTATTGCAGTTATATATGGTCCATTAACGCCTGTGGAGCTGTACCCAAAACCACCAATTCCCCACTTCCACACCTTTTGAGCATCTGCTAGAACAGGATTATCCGCAATATAGAAAGCATCGGCTTCTTGGAAAGTATATCCGCCTAACATGTTAGCAATTAATTCAGTGACATTTATTTGAGCTTGTTCCAAAGAAGTTAATTTATCGCCAATAGGCTTTATTTCTTTTCTAACTATATTGCTTATTTTCTTGTTGGTTGAACCTTTATAACCTTTAGCTTTAATAGGCAACCCCTTAGCTGATAAAGTGCTTGCACCTCTATATTTATAAGTACTGTGCGTTACCAGTGTTGTATGAGACACACCATCCCTGTCAACTTGTGTTATAATATCTCCTGCCTGAATTGCTGGATTACCCTGCCAACGACTTTCAAACGGTGTAAATACAGTGTCTTTAACTTTATTATATATATTCCCTAACACTGTAGCATAATCGCCTTGTAGTAGCATATTGTCACTTAAATCAACAGCATAATCATCAGTACCAGCTAAATAAATAACATCATCTACTGATGCCATGATGCCTTTAATTTGAATTAGGTCTTCTCGTGGTTTAAAGTCAAATCTGTTAGCCCCTGTTAAGGTTAATCCTGTTGCAGTATACCAGGTTAATTCTAACGCTCCTGTTCTGTTCATTCGGGCAAAGCTGCCGCTTAATTCTGCAACATACCCTAATACATCCCTTAATGTTAAGTCGCCTTCAGGTTTATTTTGAACTAGGTATGCTTGATTTACAAATGAAGTTGTTGCAGGAAGAACGTCGGCTACTGTACATATGTTTTGATATATTTGATATAGTGTTGCCGGATAGCTTAATTGTGACAAACTGTAGGGCTTGTCAAGTTCAATCATGTTATCTATTGCTTTAATTCTAATACTATTTCTCGATTTATTTATTTCATCAATGTTAAATCTTCCAAGCGGTACATACTCCCACTGCTCTTGAATTTGGCTGTCTTCAAGTTCTGAAGGCTGAGGAGCGTTGATAAAGTAGTTTTCAGTGTCTACAGATGCTGATATTAATAATCCTACCTGTGGAATGACTGTAGCCCCTTCAAATTCTATAGATGAATACTCTGGTTTTCTTAACAACTCAAATTCAAATGTACTTGCGACTATACCGCCGATAGTAAAATTGTCTCCTGTCTGGCTGCTCTCACTAAAAACAATAGAGCCTCCGACTATATCTTTGTCAGTAAGCTCTAGAACGCCGGTAGAATGTTGTATTTGTACAGATAACTTAAATGTCCTTGTATTTTCTTTTATTTTTTGTTGAAATAATTCTGTTACTGGATACATACATTCACCGCCTTAATATTCAGTCAAGTTACAACTTACATCCCAACGAATTTTATTATAATCGGGATCATATTTAACCACTTCAATATTTCTATCCCCAGCATACATTGTTTTAGCTACATATCCTGTCTCAGTTAATATTGTTGCTTGAAAACTTGCTGGAAGTGTTGCCGCTTTAATTGTAGCAAGCTGAGAACTTGTAATTGCTTTCCATTCAACTTCTGCCTTAAATATCCCTTGTCTTACTCTGTCTCTTTGAAGTATACCTAACTCGTTTCTTCCTGTATCTCCGGAATCCAAATCAAAGTTAGGTATTTTAAATTTAGAAGGCGCAGGGAGATCTGCGCCATCAATATTTAGCAATGCCATCTCTGCACCCCTCCTATACTGTTATTATCGTTTTTCCGTTAATACGGCTTAGCCTGTTCATATTGCTTACCATCTTTTCAGTTATCGTATCTTCGCCAATTTTTACGATTATGATCATGTCTCCACCACTACTTTGGCCGGGCATTGTACCTGTTATCATAGTAGCAAGTTCTGCAATCCACCCCGTATTACTTTGCATTGGCATAACTATTTCTTTTTTGCCACCTTCACCCATCATAGCTAAGGTTGGTTTGTCAATAATACCGCCTTTTGCATAAGCTCCGGCACCCATTCTCGGCATGGTTAAAATACCTTTCATTAATGATAAAGCGCCTATTGCTATTCCTACCGGACTAATAAATTTGGGTTTTGCTAAGCTATAAGAGCCACTAAAAGAGCCACTCATTTTTTCACCGGTTGCCTTAGCATATTCTTTTAGTTTTTCGTACATTGATTTAAGTCCGCTTACAAGGCCTTCAATCATTCCGTTTACTGTACTTGAGATAGTTGATATCATTCCATTTCCCCATTCAGCTAAAGATGAAGTTGAATTACTTATCCAATTACTTAAATTGGCGTAAGTTGAACTAAACATGCTATTAATATTATTTATACCACTATTAGCCATTTGATAAATTGAACTAGCTGCACTTGTGGCCATTCCAGATACTGCAGATGATACTTCAGTTTGCATTTCTTGAGCATTGACAACCAATGTTTCTTTCATCGACTTCATGTTTTCAATAGCATTTGTCTTCATGTTTGCATAAATAATTGAAGCGCTTTCAAACATTCCTTGAGTAGATGTTACTACATTATCCTTGAGTGTAATAGCTGATGTTGAAACACTTGTTACAAGCTCATTCATGCCAAAAGAGAAGTTTGTTTTAAATTCATTAAATTTTTGCAATCCATAACTTGTTGCTGCTTGTAATGACTCGCCAATATTCCAGTTAGGCTGCCATATTGGATTAGGCAATGGTTCAAAAACGGGAGCAGGTATAAATGTTGGCACTCCTTCTAAACCATAATTAGGCTGCCATATTGGTTCTTGTAAAGATGCAAACACTGGAGATGGTATTCTTATAGGCATTTCTAATGTTTGTTTTAAGCCCTTCCATCTGTTTTCAAGCCAAACAAAATATCTCTCTCCGTTTTCCCTTGCTTCATCAAACCCATCATCAACCTTTGTTGTTGTAATTGATGTGTTCAATCCACCGATATTAGTTGTTCCTGGCAATCCAACAGAACTACTCTCTCCAAGCCCACTTTGAAGCAGATTCAATTCATCAAAAGAGGCCAATGCCTTTTTAGCAGCTTTTGATGCTTCACCTATGCCATCAGCAAGATCTTCTTCTCCTTCAGCCGCATCTGATGCTGTACCAGCTATTGCATTGTTACTTTCAACAGCCACTTCCTTACCGGTAATCATTGTATATATCTTACCAATTTCTTTTGTTATGTTAATTAGGAATTCGAGCATCTTATTTAATGCTTGAACAATAGGCAGCAAGATTTTTGTTAATGCCTGTCCTATTAAACCCATAAATTCCTTCCATTGCTCTTTTAATAATTTAACTTGATTTGCCCAACTTCCGGAAGTTCTTGCAAAATCACCTTGAGAATCGCCTGTAACACTCAAAAGATAATTATATCTAAGCAATGTTTGTTCTGCTTGAGACATTTCCTTCCAAGCTTTATTTATACCTTGAGACATTGCATAGGCTTCCATGTTTGCAACATTCATGTTAATTCCAAGTCGTTTTAACGGCTCGGTTTCACCAGAAAGGCCTGCTTGTATTTTTGTAAATGCTTCTTCATGATCTAAGTTATAAAAGCTGGCCATATCTGCAGTAAGTTTAGCTATCTCAATAGACATATCTTTTGCTTGAGTTCCAGATATTCCTGAACTCTTTAACATAGCACCCATAGTAGACGTAAACTTCTTAGCTGATAGTTCAGACAATCCAAATTGCTTTAACGCATTACTTGCAAATTGATTTACTTCACTTGACATGCTACCGAATGTTACATCAACAACGTTTTGCACTTCCTGCAAGTCAGAGGCTACTTGTAATGCTTCTTTCCCAAAACTTACAAGTTCTTTAACTATTGCACTAGCAGCTGCTATTTTCAATCCTGCACCAATAGATTTTGAAAAACCATTAAATTGTCCTTGCAGTTTCTGTAATTCTTTTGGTATTGCCGAAAAATCAGCGCCACCTCTAACTATAAAATTTGATTTAGCCATTTATTCACCTCCCTTTTTGAGGTATAAAAAAAGCACCTAATTTTAGATGCTTTTTAATTTGTTTATATATTTATGAATTTAATTTTGAACCTAAAGTAATCGAAAATACAAAGAAAGCCACAATGCTTGAAAGCAAGAATATTATGTCATCTTTAACCTTATTTTTCTTCACTAAATTGTGCACTAAGCTTATAGCAGAAACAGCACTAAAAACAATACTATCAAACATCAACGCAGTGAGGATATTGTCAAATTTTATCCCTAAAGTAAGTACAAAAGAAATATTGAAAATTATGACAGGTATTAGAAATATTAAATTCGTTTGTATTCGTCCCTTATGTTTTTTTATTTTAAGTGGCTTTTCCTCATTATACAAATTCCCCGTATCTGGTGACCCGTATGCTCCCAAAATAACCCCTCCTAAAAATATTGTTATTATTATTATATTATACAATATCAACCATTTTTATCAAGGATTTCTTCTCCGCCGAATAATTTGTTTAGTACTCTAGCCTGTTCAAGCATCTGTTTATCAGTCATAACCTTTTTCTCTTTATACAAATTATCAAGTATTTTATTGAGCGGCTCTGGGTGTTGCTTACCCAGCCATTGTATTGTCCACATTGCATTATAATATTCTAATGATAATCTATCTTTATACTCTTGTTTTTGCTTTCTAAAATATACTTTAGCCTTTAAATTTAGTTCATATGGAGTAATTTCCCAAAATTCACTAAATGGAATTTCTACTTCAGCAGCGAGCTTCATTGCACCTTTGACAGTAAAAGGCTCACTCTTACTGTCGGTTACTCGTTTTTTTCGTTAGCTTCTTCCTCTGCTTCCTCTTTTTCATCGTTTTTAAACACTTCATTAAGAGCTGTCCACATCTCTTTAGATACATCCCTTAAGTTTGAATGCTCATCTATTAAATCCATTACTTTATCTGGAGTTAACTCTTTGTCTTCATGTGCTAATCCTGCCCAAACTATAGTAGCGGTTTCATCCATGGTAAGCATTCCGTCTTGCATTCCTTCAATTTTCATTAATGGCCTGCCATACTTCTTTTCTATGCGGTTGATAGCACGCATATCGAATTTTAGGTTTCGAATTTTATCAAGTTTTATTGGAAAATAACTCATTTTATCAATCCTTTCATAATTTTATTCATTCTGTACAGTATTTTATTTAATAATTTAATTAAAAATAATTTCATAAGCAAATAAAAAGCCAGGATTGCCTGGCTTATACTGTTGTAATTGTTAATACTGGTTTTCCACTAACTTTTATAGTGGTACCGAAAGCTATTGCTCCATCAAGCTCAGCGTCGCCAACCTTGAATGCTGTTACCATACCCTTAAAAGCCCATTCCGCTTTAGGAGTAGTTGGGAATGTTATTTTATAATCTTCAACTGCTCCACTATCAAGAGAAGTTTGCATAGCTAATTGCCCCTCACTTTCAGGATCAAATAATCCCTCAAGAGGTACTTCTCCTCCATCCTTAAATGTCTGTATAAATTCCCTGTAACCGCCTTCTGATTCTAGCGTTGTTACATCCATAGTTTCAGCAGTGATTTCTATTCCACCTATGTTAGTTAATCCACCAATTTCTACCGGTGTTGTTGTACCTTTTGATATCTTGGTGCCTAATGCTCTAGTTGCTTTACCCATATTATTACCTCACTTTCTAAAAATATATTGTAAAATCAATAATTCCCCGGTTAACACCGAGTTCGTGTTCATATTGCTCGTCTATGTTGTTAATATCAATGTCCTCAACGAAAAACTTAGTTGTGCTGCCTATTTCTCTTTGAGTCATGCCAATTAATAGTTCTTTAACTTGCTTTCTAACCCTTACCATGTCCGAATATTTAACTGCCATGATAGAGAACATATAGCTTATAGACTCTTTATTCGTGTATCCTTCAAGTGTTTTTACTGGCTTAGTGCTAATTCTAGCATAAATAAGATAAGGCCCGGTAGCTCCTTCAGGTGCGTTTGTAGGGTAGATTTTATCCTTGATGTCAAGAATGTTTGTATTTAATTCATATCTTAAAGCTGTTTCCATCATTTCAACCCCACTTTCGCAATCTCTGCATCAATTTTTGTTTTCATTGTGCTCACTATTGTTTTTTCTATCTTTTCTGTATTCTCAGTCAAACTGTCGCTGATGAAGCGGTACCCAGGAATATAACGGCCATTCTTAGCAAAAAAGCCGTACTCTTGAGATACTGGATAGTATCCTGTTACCTTACCTTCTGCATTTTTCTTTTGAAAGACATCATTCATAGCTCTGTCAAATACAATTCTGTAGACTTTTTTACCTTTTACCATTGACCGTTCGCCAGCCAGGATAATGCCTTTTTTCAGTTGCCCGGTATCATATGGAGCATTAGCTCTACTTTCTTTTAAAGCGATATTCATACCTTTTTTTGATGAACTTGTAACATGTTTTTGCGGTACCTTACCGAGTTTTTTTAAGGACCTGTTAAGTTCTTCCATGCCTTCAACTTTGAATTTTAGCTTAGCCATTAACTCACCTTCTCAGCTGTTATTTCTATCCACTCATTACTAAAATTGTAATTGTCTACATAGATGATATTGTAAACATCACCTTTAAAATCAACTTTCATTGATGTATCAAGGACTTTTTTAGTATAACGGATTAAAAAACTTGTCACTACTTTACTGAAAGGTGTAGCAGCCTTAAATTGCTCTGTACCACTCTTGTTTTTTACACTTGCCCAGCATTCATGGACAGTTTCTGGAACATCGAGAGGATCTCCATAATCATCACCACCAGGTGTGGTTTTAAATATCTTTATTCTCTTATTTAAATTGCCTGGATTCATACTCATACCATGCCACCAGCTTGAATTAAAATATCTTTAGCTTTGTTTATACTAATTACAGGAACTGTATCAAAACTTAAAGCAACTTTTATTAATGAAATTACAGCTTCATTATATTCGATATCTGCATATTTTAATTGAGTAATGATACTATCTAAGCTAAATGCGATTTTTTTATCAGTCTTGCCAATAATGCTTCTGTTGTCATACCAATGCCCTACTAATAACTTTATGGCAATACCATATAACTCGCTATTATTTACTATTACTCCTGCATTAATTAGATATAATTCTGCTGCTAAATGTAATCCTAGTATTAATTCGTTTTCGTCATCTTCATCTTTTTTCAAATATAGTTTTAATTCGGCTAATTCCAATTAATCAACTCCTTAAAGAAAAGGAGCTTAAAAGCTCCTTTATACTGTAACAGTAACTTCGCCTTTTACTACAGCTTCATCATCAACTGTTTTTATATCAAGTCTTTCTCTTACTTTCACACCTGTCAAATCCTTACCCCATAGATCTCCTGCTTCTGTAGAGAATTCAATTGATAGTGTTTCTCTGTCGAAAAGAGTTATTGCTTCTTTAAAATCACCCATGTATAGAGGATATTTGTATCCTGTAGGCAATTCCACTGGTCCAACAACAGTAGAAGCTAACACCTTATTAGAAACTACGACGACAGGATATCTGCCAAATAATAATTTTTGTGTAGCATTAACTGGGTTAGGTTGCAAAATGTATTTACCATCAAGGTCCTTTAATTTATCTAACCAATTAAAACCGTCTTGGTTTGTCAAGACTTTTGCACCAAGAGCAATAGCCGGATCCAAAGTTACATTGAAAACATCTTTTAAATCGTCTATATCAGAGATAGCTATAGGTGAAGTTCCGAAACTTGTGTTAAGTTGTGATAAAATAAGAAAATTTCTTGTTGTTTTAGCTTTTTTTGCTATCCATCTTCTTAAGTAACCAAGTATGTTTTCAGCTGTGTCCTGGAGCAACTCTCTTGTTACTTTTAAAATGCCGCCTTTTTTCTTAACCTTATAGTCAATAGTTTCAAATTGTGGAGTAGAAACATCAGGAAATTGCGCTGCTTCTTCTACGTTGTCAAAAGGTACCTGATCTGCATTAACTTCAATAACTCTTGAACCAGTCAAAGTTGATACAGGTTCAACATTAACAAGATTTTCAAGAGCATCTTCACTTCTTCTTAGCTCTTTAATCTGAGTTCTTATGTCTTTTGGTACAGTTACGCCACCATCAGATACGCCACCAACAGGATCTGCTTCATTCATCTGATTAAGAATTTCAACATCCTTTTCACTTGCCGGTTTCTTCAATATTCCAGCTTTAATAACATTGACAAAAGCATTAACAATACCGACTTTTTTATCAGTTACTTCTTTCATTTCATCATTGTTGATTTTATCTTCAACTTCTTCTTTCTCTTCATCGTACAAATCTTTTGCAATGTCAAAAGCTGCCTGCATCTGTTCTAATTCTGTTTTTGCTGCTTTTGCTTCGTCAATTTTGCCATCATCCAAGAATCCTTTTGCCTCAGTTTTCTTTGCATTAATTTTGTTAAGCATTTCTTGTAGTTTTTTATTCATAGTTCATTTCTCCCTTTCTAAATTAATTCGATTTCTAATAATAATTTTGCTTTTTCTACTTCAAGATTGTCTTTTAGTAGTTTTTCTCCCTTAATTTCCTCTGAAGCTTGATCTATTTGGTTATTCTCTTTCCCAGAAAAAATATTAGGAACATTTTTAAAATTTTTAAGTAATGATGTATCAAACTTAGCAGCAACTTGCTTTTCATCTATAACTTCATCACATAATCCGTAGTCAAGGCACTCTTGAGCTGTAAGCCAAGACTCTTTATCCATTAAATCAGCTATAGTTTCATCCTCAAGCTTATCGCCGGCTTTATTCAAATAGGCTTGTCTGATAGATATGTTGACTTTGTCAAGCATATCAGCTGCATCTCTCAATTCCTTAGAATTGCCATATGTATACATCCAGCCATTGTGAACCATCATCATTGTGTTACTAGGCATGATTACCTTAGTTCCTGCCATAGCAATAACAGAGGCTATACTTGCTGCCAAACCGTCTACATACACATTTAATTCACAGCTTTTGGCTTTCCTTTTTAGCATATTATAGATAGCATTGCCTTCAAACACGTCTCCGCCAGGTGAATTAATATAAACGTTTAGCACTTTTATTTCTCCTAATGCATCTAATTCACGTTTGAAACTTTGAGCTGAATGTGCGTAACCTCCTCCACCCCATGAAGCAATCTCTATATATAAGTACAAATCTGCTTCATCTTTAGCTTTAGCCTTAAATTCCCAGTATTTTTTATTCTTCTCCGGCACCTTCCGAGCCTCCTTTCTTAATATATTGAGTCCCAACCATTTCAATTGGTATGTAATTACCGTTCATTACAAGTTTATCTCCTCCTTTTTTATTAGGTTTATCTAAATACTCTCTTGCTTCATTTGGCGTATATATGCCATTATTGACTGCCTTCGATAATGATTCTATCTGGCTCTTACTGTCAGTACGTAATATTACTTTTTCATTAAATTTAAAAAAGAACCCTTGTTCGAGTTCTTGCTCAGTAAGCGTCTTATAATTTGTTTCTTCCTCATATTGCTTGAGTATGAAGAGTTCAGTATCTACATAAAAACTCAACTGCTGCATTTCACTGTTTGCGTAAGAAGATTTCTCGTAATCATTAATTTGATTAGGTTTAATTCCAAAAGCACCAGCAATCTGCAATGCACTAAATTTTTTAAGTTCAAAAAACTGGCTGTCAGTAAGCTTTATATCAAGTGGTACAAGTTTCATGCCTAAAGGTACCGGAATGATTTTTCCTGTATTCGCTGAGCCATTGGCAAAGCTTTCAAATCCTTCAACAAGCTTTTTCTGTGCTTCTTTGTTTAAATCACCTACATATTCAAGCACAGCCTTTGCCGTTAAACCACTTTTATACAAATTATTCATGAAATTTTGGCTTTCAAGCCCACCTTCTACAGTAGCCTTTAAAATATCTTTTACCGGTACTCCAAGAATTCCGTCAAAGCTATATGAAGTTTTAAAATGCATTACTTCATCAGGCCTAAATACATAACTTTTTCCGGAATACTTATCAGTATAATTGTACCAAATAGATCCTTGATTACCAAAAACCCCAATATCGTCAATCAATACCCTTACACAATCTGAAGGCATTAACCAAAAATCTTTTATTTCATAACTTCCTCCGTATTTAGCTCTTATAAATTTTCTTCTAATCCAAACATACGCATTCCCATAATGGTTTCTATTCTGCTCAACAGTTGCCCAGAATATAGACGGTGTCATCAGAGGATTTGGTCTGATACTCAAAAGTTTATGCGCTGCATTAGACTTTGCTTTTTTAACACCATCATTGGTATTTTGATAAAATTTCAATGGCATTTTACCAAGTGTTTCTGATAACATCTTTAGACATGTGAAATATGTAACTTCACTTACCAAACTTTTAGGAGTTTGACTTATACCAAGCCATTCCAAAAGTTCTGTACTTTGCATATCTGCAGTAGTACTTATACTAATTAAATTCATTATCTTGCTTTGTATTTTTTTAAATACATTCAATTTGTCACCTCCTTACCATCCCATCATTTTAAGATAATCCTCAGTTCCTTTAATAGAGTCAAATTCATTCCAATGCTGCATACCTAATTTGTGAGCAAATATTGAACTTGCCACTGGATCTATTCTCTTAAACTTGCTTTTCTTGGATATTTTTATTTCTCCAAAGCTATTGCTATCTGTTTCTGCATTGTTCATGGACCAAGTTAATAGCTTATTTCCATCATGCACCACTTGTTGAACCATAATTAAGTCTCTAAAACTAACTGTTGGTTCATCAAGCTTTGCACAACTTTGTGCAATTTGTACACACTCGTATCCACGGTTTTCTAATTCTGATACTAACATTGATGCATTATGTGCATCATAACCAATTTGACGAATATTTAAATCAAATTCTTCTTTAAGAGACTCAATATAAAATAACATTGACCAGTAATCAGTTATTAAGCCCTCGTTTGCTGTAGTTGATGTAAGTAATCCCTTTTTAATCCACAAATCGTAATTTGCATTATCAGTTTTCATTTTTTCAATTACTACTTTTTCAGGTATAAAACTATGAGAATGAATAAAATATTTTCTAAGCTCATTTTCTATAAACGGAAATTCAAAGCTACAAGAAGTTAAGTCACCTGACTTAGATAAATCTATGCCGATATAACAATCTTGTCCTCTGAACATTTCAAGAAGAATATTTCTTTTACATTTTTTCCAATAAGCAATATCTAAATATTTTTTTTCACCGCCAGCAACCCAAATATTACAATTCTTAGTTTTAAACTCTAATAACTTATTTTCATCAACCGACTCTTTTGCAAGTTTTGCATTATCAGTCATTGATTTAATGCCTTCCGGGTATGTGCATAGGACAGGATTCGCTTTAATCCATACTGAAGGATCAAAAGGATTATCATCCTTTTCAAGTTCACAAATCATAACAAAATATGATTCGTTTTCTATAGTCTCATCAAGTATATTACAACAGTCCTGATATTCTGAATAACATACAGTTTCTTCATAATCAAGTCCGGCAGTAGTTATTATTACAATTAATGGTTCCTCCCTGGCCATCATTCCTGATTTCATTACATCATACATTTTGCTATCTGGATGAGCATGGTATTCGTCAATGATAGCCATTTGCGGGTTTTTACCGTCTCCAGTTTTACCAGCTTTCTTACTTAAATGCCTTATAAAACTTTTACTCTTTTTATGTCTTATCTCAGTTTGGATAATGTCAAACTTCTTCTTGAGAGGTTTTGTGAGCATTAACTCAACTTCATCAAATACAATTCGTGCCTGTTCTCTTTCAACTCCCAAAGTATAAACTTCAGCAGCTGCATATCCTTGTGCACCACACTCATAGCTTGCCATACCGGCTTCAAGCTGAGATTTTGAGTTTTTCCTTGCTACCTGTATGTAACCATATCTAAATCTTCTGTTATCAGTGTCCTTATGTTTCCAAGCTTCAATATTACAAACAACAAATTTTTGCCATGGATTAAGTATTATAGGTTTTCCTTCAAGCGGTCCTTTGCTGTGTTTACAGTATGAATACCACTTTACTATTTTTCTCGCTGCTTCTTCATTCCAGTAATAGTCATATTCATCTGTTTCCATAGCTTTAAGATTATTAAGAAATCTTTGACATGCTTGTTTATGCCTTAAACATGCGACTATCGTTCCGTTAATGATGTCATTGGAATAATCGATTAATTCAGCAAGTATCGTATTATAAACTTTCGAACTCATCTTCTACATCCTTATCTTCTTCAGAAAGCTCAGGAGTATTGTCGTCTATAATCTTAAGTCTGGCGCTTGGAGTCAGTCCAAAATCATTTGAAATTTTTCTAACTAAATTTCCATAATCAATTTGCACTGTAATAAGAGGATTTTTTTGTTTGCTCTCTCCACCCTTGTTATTGATATAGGTCTCAACATAGTCAGCATTATGCAAATCTATAGTACACTTAATATATTTGTCCATTGCATCTGCCAGTATAGCCAGGTTATAGTTGTCTATGTTGGCAAGTAATTGTATTGCCTCTAATTCCTTCACAGTCTCTTTAAACATTTTCTTTGCTCTTGGAGACAACCAAGCAGGCGGTTTAATTTTATCTGATGCAAGCTTGGACAATTTTTCTTCTTTGCTTTTTCTTTCTTCAATTTCTTCTTTGGTCAAATGACTTTTATTGCCTTTTGCAAGAATTGCTTCAATAGACATCTTTTTTCTTCCGGCCATGTCAAAAACCTCCTTTCGTTTCAAAAACCGAATTTAGTTTGCGTGGAGATGGATACGTGGTATTTGGAACGGGTTCGCATACTTTTTTGATACCCCCTACCCTTTAAACTCCTCGCTCCACCGTTTCATTAAACTAAATAATAACCTTTGTGTTTCAATTTTATTCTTTTTATAAGCTTCATGTATAATCTTATGACTCCTATCAGACAAAGGAATTAAATTCTCTATGTCTAATCTCTTATCCCAATTATCTTTTAATTCATGTATATGATGTACGAGTGTGCTGGGTATGATAACTTTGTCAATGTAATAAGCATACACATCTATATGATTAAATTTGTTTTGAACAACTTCTCTTGTTGTAATCCATTCTATAGAGTTATAAAATATTGCTGCCTTCTTATCACGTCTTAGGATGTCATAAGTTTTAAATCTATCATTTGCATATTGCTTATGTTGTTCACAATAACGTTCAGTATATTTTATGATGTTATGACAGCCTCTATAGTTACATATTTTCTTAGGCAAGTAATCACCTCAGATTTTGCAAGATTACGTTTCAAAACTTGCATGGAGTTTATTATAATCTATATTGTGTTAAACTCGTGCATTATTATTTTTTGTTTGTATTTCAATGGTTAAACAAATTATAAATATTTAATTTAACACCTACTCGTTATGTGAAATTAAATAGATAAAAAATCAGATATTAAAGTCCATACCTTTCATCAGTTTATTAAAATAGCTCTGCTCAATGCCTATATATCTTAGGGTAATGCTGGGATCAGTATGATTAAATAACTTTTGCAGAGACACGATATCTTTATATTTCATGTAAAAATGATATCCAAAAGTTTTTCTAAGGGAATGAGTTCCTATTGATTCAAGGCCAAACATTGCTCCTACTTCACTAAGTATGTTGTAAGCCTGTTCCCTAGTGATAGGTTTATTCAATCCTTCTCTTGATTTAATAAGATATTCATTAGAGTCTTTATCTGAACAGTATGTTTTTAGTTCCCTTTTTAAATTACTGTTTATAGCAAATGACTTTAACTTCTTAGTTTTAATTTCTTTTATTGTTATAGAGTCTCTGTTCTTAACATCTCTTACTTTCAGTTTCAGAATATCGCTTATTCTAAGTCCAGAATATATTCCTATTGCAAATAAGATATAATTCCTAGTGCTTGTACTTTTGAGATACTTAGCAATTTCTTCAATTTTGTCTCTGTCTCTAATTGGCTCTACATAGTTCATCCATGTCGCACCTGCCTCCATGATCCATGATGACGCTTGTATGTTGGAGCATCCTCCATGAGCCGTTTGAAATCAACTTTTTCTTCAATAACTTTCTTTTCTTTGCTGGATTTCATAAGCTTCATTAGTTGCCTATAAACATCCGGTTGTTGCCTTTGAATTATCTCTCCAATAGTCAAATCGTCACCTTCTTTCTAAAATTTGTTTTGCAGGTAAGGATTTGCACCTTACATAACTTCATGTCTGAACCGGGAAGCCTTAGTTTTAAGCGTCTACCTATTCCGCCACTACAAAACTTAATATATCGGGATGGATGCTCATTTTTTAGGGAGGTTTCGCACCCCTGTAATTCAATATTAAAAAGGCATCCGCTCTGGATGCCTTTGCTCAATGTAAAGAACCTTTATTATTTTTTGTACCTTGGTACGGTATCATATTACTACATTTCGCACCACACTTTCACCACACTCTTTTTGTTTTTTATAAATTCTTTTGAAGATTTCTTCGATGCCTCTTACAGAATAATTCATTTCCTTGGCTATTTTCCAATTAGAAAGTCCTTTAATCCTAAACATCATAGCTTTTTTCTCGACATCACCTAAATCATTTATAGTGCGCTCCAGTTCGTCACGCTGCTTGTACAATGACTGTAGTTCATTCTTAAGATCCTGCAGCTCTTCATTCAAATCATGAAGTCTTGTCCATACTTCGGTCAAAGACTCTTGAGATATTGATGTCTGTACAGCAGGTTTTGAAAAATCAATTGCTCCTGCATCGCCTGGCTGATATGTATTTATAGTTTTCTTTATGTCCCGTTCAGTGCTAACAATACATGATTTAATTACTGCAATAGATTCTGTAAGCTCTCTGTATTTTTCAATTATTGTCATTATGCCTCCTTGATTAAGTCTGGTTGCTTGTAATAGTCAAACTTCGTTATGGTCGCTCTTAGCATGTCGCCTGATTTACTCTGATACTCGAAGACGAAGAAGTGTTTTGTTTGTTGGATTAGCTTTGCTTCTTTAACCATGATGATCTTGAACTTTTTAGTCACATTTCCTTTTTCAGTTTCAACTTCTCTTAATTCTTCTTCTGTTCCTTCGACTATTTTTATTTTGTATGTTTGTCCAACATTTAAATTTATGTTTGTAAATACTTTTTCATCTATTAGTCTTCCCATGCTGCCTCCCTAGAATGGTATGTCTTCATCTTCAACCGGTGTGAATATATCTTCGTCCTCTTGGTCCTGATGATGAGTCTGTCCACTACTTCCGATGAATTCAACTCTGTCTGCAATGACTTCTGTTGTGTATCTCTTTTCGCCTGACTGAGTTGTGTAGCTTCCAGTTGATATTCTACCATGTACAGCGCATTGCTTACCTATCGCCAGGAATGTTGCAGCATTCTCTGCCATTTTCCCAAATGCAGTTATGTTAATAAAATCAGCTGTCTGCTTTCCTTGACTTGCTGCTTCTTGTTTCTTGTCTTTTGGTAGTTCTTTATCAACTGCCAATGTAAACTTTGTTACTGCCATTCCAGTTGAAGGAACAAACCTCAGTTCAGGATCTCTGGCCAATCGGCCTATAAGTACGACACTATTCATTATTTATCCCCGCTTTCTCTATGTAGACTTTTTTCAATTTCAAATCCTTCTGGATATCTTTTTTTAAGCTTGTCTACATTCATTTGCATGACAGTTTCTAGATTGTAACCTATGCCATCAGCTAGTAGTGCTATGTACCAGCATATATCTCCGAGTTCTTTTGCCAAATGCTCTCTGTCAAGTTCGTGACCTTGATATTTGAATTTTTTAATATGGTCCGCAACTTCTCCTGACTCTCCAGATAATCCTAAAGAGCCGTTTGTAATTTTTTCAATTGGATCTTCCATAGCTTTAGTATTAGCCGTTCTTAATGCAAGCTTTTGATACTCATTAGGAGTCAATCCCCAGTTATTTGATTTTAGATGTTCGCAATACATCAATGCATCAATCATTTCTTCCTGCAAATATGTAATACGTTCATCTTTAGTCATTTTGATGTTTTCTTCAAGTATTTGACCATATTTGTTAATCCCTTTGTCAGTTTGTTTTTGTTGCATTTTACATATATTTATCCAATAGTCTTTTCCTTCATGCTGTTCCTTTTCTGCTTCTACAATTCGCTTTGCTAGTTTCGCAATCTCAGAAGTTTCATCTTTTGATTTCCAATTACTAAACCTCTCACATTTGTCACAAGGTGTCCAACCTGCAGCAAGATTGCTATATTCACAGTTTCCACAATTTTTAATCATCCTTATGCCTCTACCTTTCTTGGTCTTCCACGTTTCTTAAGTTCCTCAAACTTTGATACGTTGCCTTTATTTAATCCTTCAAGATTCTCATGTTCATTGAAGCTTTGCATTCCGTTGTCATATGTAATTCTGCCATTTTCAACGTTGTATGTTTGTCCTTTTGTTGTTCCTTTGCCTGGATTAAACTCTTCAACGCATTTTACTGTTGTTTTCCACTTGCTCATGCTTATCCTCCTATTCCAAATCACCTGTTAAGGCAACCATTATTTTGTCAAATACTCTATCTCTTTCATGATCTTCCTCGAAAGTAACTGTTTGTACTTGATTGAAATTATTTGTTGTTATTCCAAATTGAATATCTTTAAATAAACTCTTGCTGACAAATGCAATATTATCTTTTCTAACTATTAGCCCTTTTACTGCAACAAACTCGCTCATGCTTCTGCCTCCAATGCCTTTTCAGCTTTTTCTCGTGTGAGAAATACATTTGTATTTAAGTTATTTTCGTAGACTCTCCAATATATACAAGTCTCATTATCCCTTAAACTTAAACTAATTTTATGCTTAGTTCCTCCAATATGAATTTCCATTACTTCAAACTCCCTAATATATCCACCTGATACATAAAATACCGTATCTCCAACCTTGCAAGGTAATTTAATCGATCTGCCTTGTTCTTCCAAGTTAATATAGTCAATTAACTGTCCTAATTTAATATTTATTTTTTTCATTTCATCCGATGAAAGAACGTCTTGTGGCTCTAGTCCTGTGTCTTCGTAGGCTGCAAGTTTTTGAAATATAGCAAGAATGCCTTCAAGCGCAGTTTTTGAACCTTCAAGTTCTTGGTCTCTCTTTGACAAATGGTCTGCAATTGCCATGTAAGCTCCACCGTTTGAGTTTCTTTTAGTTAATCTATTCATTTTCTACCTCCTCACTAATATCTTCCGTTTCTGCATCCGGTCCTTCTTCCCATATTTCAGCACAAGCTTTACTATTGGGAATTAAAAACATACATCCATCACCACTTACTGAGCAATTAAATCTTCCTTCTCCATCGTATTTTGCACATTTACAGCTCATTTTTCTACCTCCTTGAACGGCTCAGGCAATGGCTGCCATGCAATAACATCATCATCTGAAATTATTTTCCCAAAATCGCCAATCCATTTTTTCTCTTTATATTTTGCAAATCTAACTATAGTGTTTTGCGTTTTTAATGTTATAATATAAGTCGTTCCACCTATCCAACTTGGTTGATTTTCTGGCAATCTTTCACTTACAGGAATCCAACCACCACTTAATTGTTTTCCAAGTGATTTTTTGTATTCTAGTCTCCCAATCCAGTTATAAATATCTTCTGCAAGTTTTTTATTTTCTGTAGCTGCTGCATATGCTCGAAGTGCCACTACTGCTGAAAGGTCTTTGTCTGGTCTTAATACAAAGCAGTCATAAATCGGAGTTAAGTCATTTTTATGTACAATATATTTTCCATATAGTCCTTTGTCAATCTCGTTCATTTTTCAACCTCCATCTCAAAATACTTCAATCCTTTTTTCTCGCAGAATTCTTTATACTCAGGCCACTCATAGATGTTTTCATTTGTGCATTCCATCATGATTTCAGCTAAGCGCTGGATCACTTTCTCCTGCTTTTCTTCGCCTATATGAAGTGTTTCATATAGGCTTGTACTCATAACCGGCAGAAGAAGCGTTATTGCTCTTTTAGTTGCGTTGCCTTCTGATTGCTGTCTTATTTTTTCAATCTCATCATCATAAATTTTGTGATATTTCTCTATTTCTGCATTCAGTAAAGGCTTAAACTTCTTATTAGCTGCTTCATTGAATTCTTTTTTATTGTTGAAATGATAAGGATTTTTCACCTTTCAACCTCCTTAAATCATTTTTTTAACTTTCATGTATCCATCCCAGCCGACACTGTTGCATCTATCTTCACGCTCTTTATTATTCACTGATCTGCACTGTGCTTTAAAGGCTTGATATTTTTCACAACTGTCATGGCATCCAAGATACCTTTCATTGCAATCTTTACAAGTTGATTTTTTCATTGATAAGCCTCCTGGAAGGTCTGAGTTACACCATGAAAATCAAATTTGATTTTTCCGGTCATGCCTGTCTTGTTCTTTGCAATAATGCAATCACGGAATTGTTTGTTTAGATCCTCATTTTCGATTTCTGCAGGGTTGTGCATCAACAATATGACATCAGCATCTTGCTCTATCTGTCCGGACTCTCTCAAATCGCTCATTGTAGGTTCTTTTCTGTCAGTTCTTTTCAGCTGAGCCAGAGCAATGACAGTTACTTTTTCTTTTTGTGCAAATATGTGTAAATCCTTAGAGATATTTGATGTTTGCTCATATAAGCTTTTTCCTTGGGCCGAAAGCAATTGCAGATAATCAATAACTATTATGTCTGCCTTGTCTTGCAGAGCAATTGAAGTTATGTCCTGGACACTCATGCCGGCAGCTTCAATGACATTCAATTTGTAGCCTGTTACACTGTTTGCTGTAGCTAATAGATTTCTGTAATCATCATCAAGCATATTTTTATTTTGAATTTTATTAATACTGATTTTTGCAGTACTTGCAGCAATCTTTCTAAACACCTTCAATGCATTTGTTTCTAAGCTGAAAAAATCAACATTATACTCTGCAGCCATATTCATCATCATGTTAATAGCAATAGTTGTTTTCCCGGAGCTTGGACGACCTCCAATTATTATGTAATCGCCTCTGTCAATGAGAACATACTTGTCCAACTTCTTAAACCATGTCTTTATATACTCAGTCTTGCTTTCTAGATCATCAAGCAGCTCACTGAAACCTTGCACTATGTTTATTTTTCTTACCTTCTCTTCTTCGTTAAAGAGCTTGCATATTTCTAAATAAGCATCCTGAATTTCCTGATTATTCAATTCATCTTTTTCAATTTTCAATATCAATTCTTTTGTCTTAGTCATTGCTTGTCTTTTGTTATAAGCGTTTTTCAGTAAACTTATGTATTCGTCTGTGTTTGGCTTATTTATAAGAGACACATCAGATAGCATGACAACCAAATTCATATATTCATTCCCTAAATCAGCCACTATGACAACAGGATCTATCTCTTTATTTGACTGATAGAGTTTTACACACTCTTTGAACACCGTTCTGTATTGTCCTGAGAAATGCTTTTCGCTTAGCCCTTTGAAAATCAAGTGTCTTTCTTGTGGGTAAACTAATATTATTGACAGTAAAACTTTTTGTATATCTTCCAATTTAAACCTCCTATAGATATCTGCTTTGTTGTGTTTTGTTCTGTGATGAGTTTTTAACTGTACCGCTGTATTTACCTTCCAGAGCATTGGTAAGCTTATCCGGCCTGATACAAAAATCAAAATCTGCTTTCCAGCCTCTCTCATTGACTCCCTTACAAAATTCAGAATAGTTGATTATCTTGAATGCTTTTTCTATTTCTTCAAGGGACATTTCTTTCAGAAGCTTATTTATTGCCGTTCTTCTTTTGCTAGTCAGTTTTGCCACCTTTGCAAGATTTGTACATGTATTCTTGTATAAATCAACAACTGCCTGATTTTTATCAATCTTAGGGTCTTCCGGTTCATCGTCAGATGGACTATCTATATCTTTATTAAATGTATTATTAGATAATGTATTATTATCTTTTAACTTTTCTTGTATAGGGGTATTAAAGTTTTCTTTAATAGGGTCATTAACTATTCTTAAATACCTATATAAGATTTCTTTACTACCCTCTTTGTAAATTATCGTTGAACTTAGATACCCTTTTTCAACTAACTGATTAACCCATTTGGAGATTGATACTTTACTTACTTTATACAAGTCAGCAAAGTAATTATTGCTAGCCCAGCAATACCCCTTTTCATTACTAAGTGCAGTTATTTCGCCATAAAGGAGTTTAGCGTTAGGTACTATACTTTCGTCATATCTGATATTTGCCGGAATTATTGCATAATAGCTTTTGTTTATCTCTTCCATGCACCCACCTTCTTTCGAAAGGGGGAATAAATCCCCCTATTATTATGCAATTACAACTACGATGCCTGCTTCTATTTCACTTGACAATGCCTTTGTCAAATATTCTTTAATGGATTTCTTTGCTGCAAGCCTCCATGCTCCTCCATCAGCTTCAAAGAGTGCTACGTAACCGCCTTCTTTGAGTCTGAGTAAGAATTCACTTGCCGGCTGTTCAACTTCCAAGAATGTTCTGTATGGCTGTAGTGTCACTCTTGGTTTGGTGTTTACTGTTTGAACCATTACCACACCTTTTTTTGCTTGTACGGATTGACTTATTCCATCGTCATTGCTTTCAACAGAATTTTTGTCTGTTATTGAAGCCAGGAGTGTGAGCAGATAACTGATATCTTCACTTTCAATAAATTTGCTTCTTAGTGCAATCATGAAATCTTCGTGCTCAATAAATTTGTTAAGGTCAACTCTTGGCAGCTCTGCTCTTGCAATATACATATAATCTCTTGAGCAGTCCTCATTTTCGTGATAAGTCGTAAATGCTGAAACGCATTCAGGACTTGTTACTTTAACGAACAGAGGTACCGTTGCTTTATGAAGCTCAACCTTAATCATGTCAACTAAACTGTCGAGTGTATTCAAATTAACTTCACCTGGCCTATAATATACCTTTGGCACTTCTGTCAGCAGCCTTGTGGAATAAGTTTCTCCGTTAATTTCAATTACTTTTGCTTCTGAATCTCTTACAAGGTCCTCGATTTTTTCAATAGCTTGTCTTAATCCTTCCATTTCCATGTTCTCCTTTATATTTTTTAGTTTAATTTTATTTTTGGAAAATTTATTACTACCGGTTGCGGAGCTACTGCTCCATCAATTTTCATTTGTCCTGGAATGTCTTCCATTAGTTCCACCGCTGTCATTTGTCCGTTTTCATCTGAAGCTGCATATATGCTTGTTGCAATTGGGTTAATAGGTCTTAACTTAGGACTTGTATTGTAGGTGACATTAATTTTCTTTCGTCTGTCATCTGCAGGGGTAAGACTTACTTTTATTACCAGCTCCCTCTTTTTCAGATCAGTGTTCGGATTTTTGATATTCAACAAAATCTCCGCAACATTCTCGTTTATGATCTCTGTTACACCACCCTGGACCATATCCAGAATGCTCTTCTCTTTTTCATCGCTCATGATTTATCCTTTCTTGTATAAATATTTATTTTTTATTGAATTTTGAGTGCTTTTAATAAAGGGTAATGATTTTATGTATTTAAAATCAAAATCCTGAATGTTGAGTATTAACTTTTCATTACACTTTAGCTGCTATCAAAAATCATATTTACTCCTTGTATTTCATGAATTTTTCTGATATGCTTTAGTTGAATTAAATTTTTTATGCGGATCGCTTCTGTTGGCGCAGGGCGGTCTTTTTCTTTTTTGTACACTTTGGACATAAGTAATTCTTTTTATTAAGCTTCTTTACACTTATCTGCCAAAGTTCCCGGCATTCAATGCACTTAAGGTTCATACAACCTCCTAAAATAAACTTATCTGACTATTGTAACTGTCCTTAATTTTCTTCCATGGCTCGTATTTTTCAAAATCAGGCACTGTTTTGTAAATCATTGAATCAATCCATCTGGTAAATTTATTAAGCCTTTCGTCATCGTTTTTTTCGTTATATTTCATTACGTATGGCCTGATACCTAATTCATCCAACTTTCTAAACCTATACATATCTTCTTCAAAAGTAGTGTTGAAACCAACTAACATAAAGCACATATGATTATAAGTTTTAATATGTTTTGATAGAGTTTTTATACCTTTTAATACTTGGTCTTCAAATCCCATCAGGTCCCATGCATAATGTATTGACCTTAAATGCTTTACTTCAGATAAAGCTTTTGCGATATCTTCATTCATTAATCGCACGTCACAGCCTTGATTTATATCTACAATGAGATTTCTGTCTCTAATTTCGTGCAGCTTGTCAATGCAATATGGATCTGCAGTTAAGTTATTATCATGAAGTATCAGCACATTCGACCTTGGATTGATTAAATCCTTTATTTCTGCAATGTCTCTGAAACTTCCTTCCTTAGTTGGCACGAAGCAAAAGCCACAATTTCTAATGCAACCTCTACTTGTAAAACCCATACCAGCATTTATTATCTCTTCAGCCTTTTCTAGCTTGCGAACTTTGGTCATTATTCCTTTCATTCTTGGAGCTATGTCTGAAACTTTGTATAAATCATAGTCAGGTTTCATACTTTCAATTACATCCGGCAATTCTTTTTTTATGTCCCATCCAGTGCCGCCAATTTCAATTTTTTCTCCGTAGTAATCCTTTAACTTTAAACAATCGCAGTATGATCTGGTGAAAATTGCACTTGCGAAAATCCTATCGTAATCATTACCGGATTGCACAAATTCAACACTGCACCCATTTGCTTTGTAAAAGCTGCTTATCTTCATCAGAGCCAAGTTCGGAAGTTTGCCGTCAATATCTATTAATCCTATTCTCATTTTGATTTTTTCCTTCTTTCGCTTACTTTATAGTTCAAATCAGCTATTACAATTCCTATACGAGTTAGTTCTGCATCATTTTGAATTAAGTTGTTCCTGTTCAGTCCTAACATTTGTTTTTTTGAAACAAGGATCAAGTTATTTAAATCAAAATTTCGCCTGTCTCCATCTCCAAATATGACATTATGTCCTTCTGGTACTGGACCGTTATGCTCTTCCCAAATTAATATGTGCTTGCCTTTCCAGTTTTTCTGAAATTTACCTTCCTGAATTTTAATTTGGATATAACCATCTTTAGTTATTCGCTCTGATCCAATTGGCACCCAGTTGTGAGGCCTATGACCTACTTTAAATTGAGTTTCTTCGCCACCTTTCCACGATTTCTTTTTTCCTTTATTCCAAGCTATTTGACCTTTCTTGAATTGCGTTGGTTCCCAACCTGTCTTAAACGCTGTATTTCTTCCATTATGCAATCCGTGTCTATCTGCTAGTGAAATAAGTGAGGATGTTTTCAATTCCATGCCAAACCTTTTATTAAACATTTCTGTTAATTCCTTGAAGCTTGCACCAACGATGTTTTCTTTTAAAAAGTCAACATGCTCCTGAAAATACTTGCAATTCATTTATCCCTCCAGCATTTTTGGTAGTTTTAAATCTGCATTCATTTTATCATCCATCATCTTTTGAGCTTCTAAAACAAGCGATGCATTATCTATGATCTGCTTTGCTACATAACCTATTGACTTTGCTCTTTCCATTTCCTCTTTTAGAGCTTCGCCTTTTAAATCTTCATCATTTAGTCTTTCAAGTTGAGCAAACAGATGATTATTTAGATCTCCGAGAGTGTTCCTCACAAAAACCACCTCCTACATACACGTACTTAACCTCTGGATCAGGTAATGTATCAAACAACTCAATGTCATTTCCTGTTTTGTCCTCAATGCAGTTGTTCAATATTACCTTTTCAAGTTCATTTAAGTTCACGGTTATCTTTGCAAATTCCATGGCTGCTTCTTCTGCTATAATAATTTCATTTTCTTTTAACAAACTGCATTTACTGATTTCAAGTAGTTTCTGTTCATATGCTTCAAAATCAAACTTTACACACTTTGATATTTGCATGGCCAACTGTTCATACTCTCTTTTGTACTGCCTTAAGCTGTCAAAATCTTCAAGTGAAAGAGTAACCTTTGTATCTTCAAACATTTAATTACCTCCTTTTTTTACCTTTGTTTCTCTTGATTGTTTTTGACTTGCGCCTTTTGCTAGTAATTGCAGTTACATATTCTCTAAAACTTATATGCTGCTTACAATCCTTGAGGCTTATAATATTGTGAAGATCATAATATGGCTCCATTTAGCACCTCAATTCTACTGCACGCATTTCCCAGTCTGCTTTTTCATTGTTGTCCTGTCTGTATGCTTGTCTTGTTCTGAATATAGCTTGTTTTTGGTTCTTTGCTGTTATGTCCTTGCTGAAGCTGTAAATGTCTTTTGTGATAAAAACTCTAAACTTCCTCATCATTTCCTCCTATGATATAAACTTTAGCCTGTCCTATTCCGGCTTCTAATGCTGCATCATGGCTGTCCATAAAAACATCTAATCTGTTACCTTTAATTGCACCTCCTTTATCTTCAACAGTTCTAAAACATATGCCTTCTATGAATATTTCTGTTCCTGGTGGAAGCATGGACCAATCTGCAGCAACTGTTGTACCTTCCTGAGCAAATGTTCCTGAAGCAGTAATTCCGTCAGTCTTGCCACAACATTCAGTGCAGCTGCAGTAATATGTAACAGTGAATTCACCGGCATATGTTTCTTTTGTCACAGGTTCTTCTTGATGTTCCAGTATAATTTCAAGCACTTCAATCTGTTCCTGCTTATCTTTTAGCTGAGCTGCTTGTCTCTCAATTTTCTGTTCATATGCATTAACATGTGCAGCTCCATCAATTCCATAAATCAGGTTTAACAACAAACTTAATGCAAGAGGTATTATCAATGAAATTCTTTTCTTTCTCATATTTCTTCTACCTCCATGTACTTTGCTACTTCAACACCGAAACTGAACCCTTGATTGAATGCATCATGCTCCGCTTTTAATATAAGTCCAGAAAGTTTGTGAATCAGATTGTTGTTGTCTTCGGTAGGAAGTGGTAAGGATTTTATAAGATCACTAACTTCATAAATGCTACTTAAAACTTCCTCTGTTCTTTCTACTTTCAATGAACATTCTTCATTTTCACAAATTTCTTCATCAACAATATCGTTGATGTTTACTTCCATTGTTGCCGGAAATTCCAAAATCTTATTCATAGCTATTCCCTCCTATGCAGAAATAAACATCTGGTTATTGCACTGCTCAATCTCATTTTTCAATGCGAATGGAACTTTATATTCACCGATTATTTTAACTGCTAATTCAACCTGACTTCTTTTTATAGCCTTATATGTAGTCACTGCAAATTCACGCTTAACCTGACCATGAATGTCTGAATATACTTTTCCTCTAAGAGACTTGTCCTGATAAGCAGCTGACTCTTTACCGCCAAGACATTCAATACCTTTTTTCTTTACTGCAAATGTAATCTTGTCGCATTCAACTCCCAGAACAGGAAGGTCTTGCTTAAATTCCTGCAGATCCTTTTTTACTTCTTCAATCTTTAAGTCCTGCTCTTCAAGAGCTTCCAGGTAAAGCTTCATTTCATCTTTCTTTGAAAGTGGCAACTTATAAGCTCCGGTTTTTCTTATTGCCGGGAGCACCTCAGATGTCACCCAGTGTTTAAACTTTTTCGCTGTTGGAAGTTTGGAACCAAGGATCAGAGAGTAAAGACCGCTTTCATTTACACAAACCATAGTTCTTTCTTGCCTGCCATCGTGAATCACGATACCAGCTTTATCTTCATCATCAACATGTCTTATTAATGCATCATTCGGATTGGAATAACCTAGTGCCGAAGCAACATCTTTTCCAACTAACCATGATTCTCCGTTTATTTCACTTGCTCTTACCTCTCCAAATTCTTGGTTGTTAAAAATCTTTAGTTCGTTCAAATATTTTTCCTCCTCTGTGGAATATTTTTAAATCTACCGAATAAACTGGTAGGTTAAGGGCTTTGTCCTTATAAAAAATTTTTATAAAAGAGCTTGGGGCTCTTATTATCCTTAGTGTTATTTGTGTTATTTTGGAAGTAATGTGCTAAATATTTTTTTCTTTAAATTCTCTCTTCTTTCAAGTTCGTATTTTAAGCCTTGAATGTATTCTTCCATTTCTTCATCTTTTTCAGGAAGAGACTCACATCTTCTAAGTTCATCTTTTGTGCTTATAATTGCAGAAATTATTGAAAATCTTAATTCAAACATTTCTACCTGTGTAAATGTAATCGTAGTTTTCTTCTTCTTTTTATCCATTAATACCACTCTCCATTTGGCATATAATGCAGCCATTGATTGTTGAAAAAATGCACTTCTACATATGTCTTATGTTCCTTTACTGATTCTGGTATCCAGCAATGGTTGTCTCTAAGTCCAACAGTTGTATTGTGTCTTTTATATACATTTATGAATACTTCTTTTGCTCTTTCTGATAAATTTTCAAAACCTGCCACCTTGGTAAAATCAATATCCATATAAAACAAACCACTTTCTTGAACAAACTTACAACCTTGCTTTTCTGCAAATTTTTCAATATCTTCTTTGCTATAATAATGTACTTTAAACATTTATCTTGCCTCCTTGTAATGTTTTTTAATATTCTTTTTATCACTTCTTATAATTGCTAAAAAATTTGATACTTTAAACTGCTTTTAATCCAGCAAGCATTTGATATATTATTTTAGTACTATCATTGCCGGGAATTATGTATCCATCAATGTAATCTCTAGAAGTGCCGTCTTTCATTATGTGTATTATTTTGACTGATTCATCCTTTTTTTCGTTTTTTTTCATTAAACCACCCCTCTAAAGTTTATGTATTGATGTTTGTACATTATGCAGATTCTTTGTCTTGGACTTTTAAATCTTTAATCTTTGGGTATTTAACTTTCAAGGTGGAAATACTTGTTTTTTTATTATTTGTATTCCAACCCTGAAAATGTGGTTCATTCATTTTATATCACTCTCCTGTTTGTAAAATTATTCATATTTCTGTGAAGCCTTGAGAGCCATATTTAGGCTTATCTTCTAAAGCAGACTTGTACAAAATCTTTGCTCTTAACACTTCATATGAATAGCCGTTGCCTATCTTTTCAATACGCTTAATTTGATTATTGATACTTTCTGTATAAGCATTTGTATACTTTGTCTCTGTAAGAAAGTAATTAAATACCTCTTGTTTGCAGCCATTTATCATATTTCTTACGGCTTGATATTCCTTCATGTCTTGCGGAATACTACATTCCCAAGCATAGTACATTTGGAAGGCTTCATATCTGTCCACAGCGTTATATATGTCTCTAAGCCCTTCTTTGATCCAGTACGCTGTTGCAAGTATCGGAAACTGACTAAACCAACGGTCTCTCATTGCTTTTGCCTTTTCGTCCAGGCTTTCTTTGTTAGTTAAAAGCACCCATCTATCCCTTAAAAGCAGGTTCTTTTGCTCTTTAGATATAGAACCCTTAAGTTCAGTTCTAATTTTGTTAAAAGCCCTATTTGACGCTTGTATGACATGATACTTATCTACTATACAAAGTGCGTTTGGAACTAATTCATTCATTGCATATTTGTATGCAGGAGCCATATCCATTGTTGCGACTTCTATGTCTTTGTAGCCAGGTAATGATGATATAAACTTCTTAACTTCCTTCTTTGTATTTATTGGCAACAACTCAATCAATTGCCTATTCTGTATGTCCGTAATTACTCCACGAAACGTCTTATTTAGATGTGCTTCGTCTATACCTATAACACGTGGGGCTTTGACTTCTCTTAGTTTGTCCATTTTATCTATATAGTCTTGAACGCTTCTTTTAACCGTCATATGACTAACGCCGTATGTCCCTGCAACCTGTGTGAAAGGGTGCTGTAGACCTGCATCTTGCAGTTTTTTATACAGCCTGGTTGTAATCTTAGCGTTTGTTGCTACTGAGTTGAGGAGTTCATAGAATGTCGCTCCACAGTATGGACATTTATACCTACGCTGCCTGATTACTATCTTTACTCTCTTGCTGTGCATATCTAAATCCCACACTTCTCTTTCCTTGATGCTGTGCTTTATGAACTTGCCGTTCTTCAAGCAGTTTGGACAAAAGTCCGGTTCTTCCTTTACTTCTACAGTAAACCTGTAATCAAACTCATTTTCTTCCTGTTTTAGTACATTAAATTCCTCTATATTTAATATATTCATTGCTTAAAATTCCTTCCTACGATTTGATTTTTTGTAACATAACACATGTCAAATCGTATTCATTGATTTCAAGCGGTTTCAAGTTTACTTTATTGAATTATTATTACTTTTGATAGCCCGCGTAAGGTGCAGAATATTTTAATAACCCTATATCATCTCTTATAAAAGTTATTCCACATGCTTTGCTAATTATGGGTGCTACCTTTTCAAAGGATGCATCATCAATTAACCTAAGATGCTCGGTGTAAAATTTTAAATGAAGGTATTCGGAATCCGGTCCCATAATAGGTTCATCAATGTATTTATCTCCTTGATAATAACACTTGCTTCCTATCTGTACTATTTGACCTGCATTAGGATTTGGAATATCAACATAAAATTTATGAGGATATCCATATTTCCAATCTGAACCATGTAACGTAGCCTCACCCTTTTCAATTAATTCTGCAAGTTCCACAGGATCCATACTTCCGCAATAACCACAATGCTTAAAACCATCCTTTCTAACTTCATAACCTTGTTTTACTGAGTTTTCACAACTTCCAAATAACATTTTTATCTCCTTTTTTATTAGTTTATTTGTATATAAATTTATTTTCAATCCACCCTGAAAGTTAACGAAATCACTTACAGGCTGTTACACTGTTTTGTGGGTATTCCACCCTCATAGTTAAATATCCTAATCTTTATGCCTTTTTCTAAACCGTCTAAAAATGCTTCAAAGCATATAGCTTTTAAATCTGTTTCTGTCATCATCTCTAAAGTCTTGTTAATTCTTTCTTCTTTTTCTTTAATATTCATTAACCTGTTCACCTCCAAGGTTGTCCTTTGCTTGTTAATAGCATTATATATCGCCATTTTGACATTGTCAAGCACTTAAATATAAAAATTTGCTATTTACAAGCATGTTTTTTTGTAATATAATGAGTCAAGTTAGAAGGAGGTGTGCTCTTATGAACGAAAGAATTAGAGAATTAAGAAAAACATTAAAATATACTCAAGAAGAATTTGCAAAGGCAATACGTGTAAGTAGATCTAATTTAGGTAATTTGGAAAATGGGCTTATAAATGTTACTGATAGAGTTGTATCTGATATTTGTACAGCTTTTAATGTAAGAGAAGACTGGTTAAGAACGGGTGCTGGGGAAATTTTTAATGAAGATAAAGATATGGAACTGGCTTTTCTCATAGGAAAATTAGCAGCTGAACCAGAAAATAAAAGAAACGACTTTAAGAAAAAATTTATTACCTTTATGCTAAATCAACCAGATAAAAGCTGGGATTACTTCGAAGATATGTTTATTGCTTTTAATAATTATCTCAATAAAAAATAAGCCTCAAAATTGAGACTTATTTTTTATTATATCCATTTATCATTGCTAAAATTAATTCAATAAGTTTTAAATCACTAGTGTTTTGTAAAGCAAAAATTGCTTCTTTCCTTTTTTCTTCTATTGATGATGTTCCTGCTGTCCCCAATTGCGCCACCTCTTGTTAACATATTAGTAGTTTTAAACAGAACGTTTGTTCGATTAAACAAATTATAAACCCATTGTAATTAATTGTCAACTGTTTATAAAATTTGTCGAAAATCTATCCTCTATAATTTTAGTCCTCGTTTAGTTAATTGTCAACCGCATATTTTCCTCATTTACCTATATTTGTTTGAATTTCAATATTAATTGTATTATACTTTATTATTGAGGTGGGGGAATGGATACGTTTGGACAAAAATTAAGGAAGCTACGAACAGAAAGAAATAAAATGCAAAAGGAAGTTGCAATTGACCTGAGTGTATCAAAAACGTGCTATTCAAGCTATGAAAATGATATACGTATGCCAGGCATTGAAATGCTGATTAAAATCGCAGATTACTATAAGGTTTCTATAGACTATTTATTAAATAGAGATAAAAAAATAAATATCAATAAAATTAAGCTTTCCGAGGATATTAATGAAATTAAAAATAAGATAATAGCATTAGAAAACTATGTAAAAGAAACAAAATAACAAAAAAGCAAGTCTACTGACCTGCTTTTTTTTCTTTATATCCCATAATTATTGCCCATATAAAATTGACTATGTTATTATCATTTGTGTTTTCTATATATTCAATGATCATCATTTTTTTCTGATTCATATAATTTCTCCTTTAAAGATTTATGTATTTTGAGAAATCATATAGGCATTAGGGACAAGGAATATTATAACAGAATATTAATATTTTGTCCAATAATTGCTTGTTTTTTTAATTGCATAATTAAGTTACATATTCTATAATGAATAAAACCACGCTTGTAGCAAGCAAATTCAGTAGTAGGAGAGAAATATGGAAATTAAGCGGTTTAATAGAGTAGCATGCTATCTTCGCGTAAGTACAGAAAATCAATTAGAAAATTATAGCATTGATGAGCAGACAACAAGGCTCAAAGCATATTGCTTGGCTAAAAATTGGAACATATATAAATTTTATACTGATGGTGGATATTCAGGTGGTAACACAGATCGTCCGGCTTTAAAGAAAATGCTCAAAGATATAAAAGCCGGCAAAATTGACATGGTGGTTGTTTATAAACTTGATCGTCTCTCCAGGAGTCAAAAAGATACATTGACTTTAATTGAAGATGAATTTATTTCTCATGATGTAGAATTTGTATCTATGAGTGAAAATTTTGACACCTCAACACCATTTGGACGTGCAATGATAGGCATACTATCAGTATTTGCTCAGCTAGAAAAAGACCAAATTACCGAACGTTTCACAATGGGACGTATAGGAAGAGCAAAAGCAGGTAAATATCATGGTAGTTCTTTCGTGCCTCTTGGTTATGATTACGCCGAAGGAGAACTTGTAATCAATGAATATGAAGCTATGCAGGTAAGAGAAGTATTTGATATGTTCTTAAAAGGCTATGCAATATTAGCGATAAGAAATCATATGAAACAAAAACTGTATAAGACTAAAAGGAAAAACTGGTCTAGTGAAACTGCTGTTAGAAGTTGTCTAATGAATAATATCTATATTGGAAAAGTAAGATTCAATGGAGTTTCGTATGATGGTACTCATGAGCCAATTATTCCTGATGATATATTTTATCAAGCACAACAAAAGTTTAAAGAAAGAGAAACAAGCATTACTGGACATAGAAAAACTCCATTTAAAGCAATGTACCTGTTAAGTAATTCCCTAATATGTGCACGATGCAAGGCCAAATATAGTGCAAATCATGGTTACTACAAATGTTATTCAAGATCTAAAAGCACAGGAAAATTTGTAAAGGATCCAAATTGTAAAAATGAAAATTGGAATATTGAAGAACTTGATGAAATAGTTAAATCTGAAATAATTAAGCTTAAAATTGATGATAACTATTTAAAGGAAATTATTTCAGAATCTAAAGATGACAATAATATTGAAGATACCGATATTAAGGTTAATAGAATTTCTGAAATTGAAACTCAAATCACAAGAATGCTTGATTTGTATCAAGTTGGTTCAATACCGATGGAACAAATAACTAAAAGAGTAAATCAACTTCAAGATGAAAAAGAGTCTTTAAAGCATTCATTGGATATTCCGATTGTAAAAAAACAGACTTTAACTGATATAAAAAAAATATTAGCTCAGTACGATACAGTTTTTAATAATGGATCAATCGAAGAACAAAGGACATTCGTAACAACACTGATTGATTTTATAGAAATAGACGGTAGAACATTGAAATTTCATTGGAAAATATAATATTAATTATATTGCATTTTGTCATTATCTATGTGCATGGGCTTAGGATGTAATGCAGCAGGGGTTGTGGGCTGCAGGATAATTGATTCTCCAAGGGAAAGGCTAATAGCAATTCTCACAAACAATTTCATGCCG